AATTGTACTTTCACTACAACATTAACAACAAAACTTATTTATCACCACAATCATTTGGTAGACCAGACCCTATTGTAGAGTTTGCGGATAAACTAAAAAGAATGGGAGATAAAGAAGATTGGAAAGCAGCAAAGGCTATGGAGCCTAAGTTGAGAACTTTCGTACCTGTTGTTGTAAGAGGTGAAGAAGGTGAAGGAGTTAGATTTTGGGGATTTGGTAAAACTGTATATCAAGAAATCTTAGGTTACATCGCTGATCCAGATTATGGTGATATTACAGACCCTACAAGTGGTAGAGATTTAACAATTGAGTATAAATCAGCAGAAGAAGCTGGTACATCATACCCAACTACTACTATTAGAGTAAAACCAAGTGAAACTGCAGTAAGTGAGGATGCTACAAGAGCAACTTCGTTCTTAGAATCACAAACTGAAATTACAGATTTATATTCTGAATTATCTTATGATGAATTAAAATCAGTATTAGAAGGATGGTTAAACCCAACTGCAGAAGGTGAACAAGGTTCAGCATCTCAAGAGGTTCTATCTACTCCATCTAAACCAGCTGCACAAGCAGAGGTTAAAACAACTGCTCCAGTAGCAGCGGCTCCTACAACAACAGAATCTGCAAAGAAAACTGATGATGTTGCAGCAGCATTTGATGATTTATTCAATAACTAAACCAAACTAAATGGCAAAAAAGAAACAAGAAGTTGACTTGGCAGATATTCTGGCGGGTGAACTTAACAAACAAGCTAAAGATAACAAAGTAGCATTTTTCTTAGATGATGACAGTGCACCTACAAATGTAGATGGATGGGTATCGACTGGATGTGCTATGTTAGATGTAGCAATTTCTAACCGCCCTTATGGTGGGTTGCCAGTTGGTAGAATCGTTGAAATAACAGGTCTCGAACAATCAGGAAAATCATTAGTATCAGCTCACCTCCTTGCAGAAACACAAAAGCAAGGTGGTGTTGCTGTATTGATTGATACTGAAACTGCAGTAAGTAGAGAATTTTTAGAAGCTATCGGTGTGGATGTTTCTAAACTTCTTTATGTATCAGCAGATTCAGTTGAACAAATCTTTGATATGACTGAAACAATTATTGAAAAGGTTCGAGAAACTTCAAAAGATAGATTGGTAACTATTGTAACAGATTCAGTTGCAGCAGCTTCAACACAAGCTGAACTTGCTTCTGATTATGGTAAAGATGGTTACGCTACTGACAAAGCAATCATCATCTCGAAAGCGATGAGGAAAATTACCAATATGATTGGTAGACAAAAAATCTTGTTAGTTTACACTAATCAACTTAGACAAAAGATGAACGCTATGCCGTTCGGTGACCCATGGACTACTTCGGGTGGTAAAGCTCTTGCTTTCCATGCCTCTGTACGATTGAGATTGAAGGGTGCTGGTCAAATCAAAATGAAGATTGGTGGTAACGATAAGATTGTTGGTATGAAAGTAAGATGCCAAGTGGTTAAGAACAGAATGGGTCCTCCATTACGTTCAACTGATTTTGAAATCTACTTTGATAGAGGTATCGATAACTACGGTTCGTGGTTAAAGGTAATGAAAGAAAACAAAATAGTAAAACAAGCAGGTGCATGGTACTCTTATGTAGATACTGAAACTGGTGAAGAACTTAAATTTCAATCTAAGGATTTCATAGATATTATGGAAGAAAGGGGTGAAATTAGAGAACAGATTTATAAAAAGATATGTGAGGTACAAATCTTACAATATAAATCAGATACCAAAGATATTGAAGCATTAGAACATGACCCTAATTTAATACCTGAGTAACATGAGTAAATTAATTACTATGTTGAGAAAAAGTGCCGAAGCTGATAAAGCTAAGGCACTATTATCTCTCGACTTATTAGATAAGAAGGCTGTTGGTATTGGTGACCATTCTACTGAAGATTTCTATAAAAATGCAGAAGAAGCGTTAGAACTTCTATCTGGCGCATTAGATAGATTGGAAGCATTAGAATATTATGAAAACCAAGAACCAAACAAAGAACTTCTTACATGAAACAACTATACAAGAACATTTTAGAGTCAGTTGAAACTGATAGAACTCAAAATATCGATAAACACAAGAATTCTCGTGTACTTATTATCGATGGGTTAAATACCTTTATCAGATGTTGGTCATCGATACCAACTATGAATGATAATGGAGACCATGTTGCAGGAGTAACTGGTGTACTTAAATCAATAGGGTATGCAATCAGACAGACTCAACCGACTCGTGTTGTTGTTGTATTTGATGGTAAAGGTGGTTCTACTTCTCGTAAAAAGAAATTCGGTGGATATAAAGCACAGAGAGATAAAAACAAACTCAGAGTAAATAGAGCATATGCTGATATGATGAACGATGAGGATGAAAGAGAATCTATGAAAAGACAATTCGTTTGGTTAAACGAAATGTTGGATAAACTTCCTCTTACAACTATGATATACGATGGTGTTGAAGCCGATGATATCATGGCTTATATTTCTACTACACTTTTAAAAGAAGATGAACAAGCAGTGATTATGTCAACTGATAAGGATTTCCTTCAATTAGTTGATGATACAACCATTGTTTGGTCACCTACCAAAAAGAAAATGTACAACAAATCTATGGTAAAAGAGGAATTTGGTATCGAATCAAAGAACCTTTTGTTATACAGAGTATTAGATGGTGATAAATCAGATAATATACCTGGTGTATATGGATGTGGTATAAAAACCGTAGTAAAGAGATTTCCTGAAATTACAGAAGATGTAAAATTAGAAGTTGATGATTTACTAAGGTTAGCTGAAGAGAAGAAAGATGAAACTAAAGGTAAGATTAAAATATACAAAGATATCATAGAAGCTAAAAGCCAAATTCTACTTAATAGAGAATTGATGCAATTGGATGATGTTGATATTAGTGGTACTATTAAAATGAATACCTTAGATAGATTCAATGAACCTATAACTCCATTAAACAAAATGGATTTTATGAAAGTTATTTTAAAATATAAAGTAACTGGTGCTTTTGGTGATATCAATGATTGGTTAAAAACAACCTTTGGAAATTTAATTACAGATTAATGCCAATAAGAAGAGGACAAACACATCCATCGGCAAAGTTAACTGATGAACAAGTTTTAGATATCAGAAAACTTTGGAGAATGGGGCATCGTAACATAAGAGTTATAGCTCGTAATAATAAAGTATCACCTGCCAATGTAGTTAAGATTGTTAAAAATAAAACTTGGCAACACTTAAATGAATTTTGGAGTGGTAGTTTATGAAAGAAGAAGGTAAACATTATGTAGATATATCTAAAATTACAATCAGAGAAATCAGTAAAGCAGCTGGTAAAGATATGATTGTAAAGTATCATTATACACACGCATTTTCAATGTGTAGATACGCTCTTGGAGTATTTTACGAATCCGATACCAAAGATGTGTTAGGTAACACAGAACAACTCATAGGATGTCTTATTTATGGTTATCCCGTAGGTAGGTCAGCAGTAACCTCAGTAGTTGATGGATTGGGTAAAGATGAGTGTTTAGAACTTACACGTCTCTTTATACACGATGGGTTCGGTTCTAATATTGAAAGCTTCTGTATGGGAAAATCGTTTAAGTGGTTGAAAGAAAATGCACCTAATATAAAGATGTTGATTTCTTATTCTGATTCAGAACAAGGACATCTTGGAGGAATCTACCAAGCAACGAATTGGTTATTCCAAGATACATCACAAATACAACTGATGCCAAACTTTGGTATATCATTAACTAAAGACCCTTATAAGTGGATACATTCAAGAACTGTGTTCTCTAAATGGGGTTCACATAATATTGAAAAACTAAAAGAGGCAGTTGGTAAAGATGGTTATAAAGAATTTTGGAGAAAGAAAGAAGCACCTAAGAATAGATACATTCAGATATTAGGTCAAACTAAAGGAGAAACTAAGAAGTTGAAATCAAAATTGAAACACAAAGTTTATCCTTATCCAAAGAACTTAGAAGATTATTTACCAAAGATAGAACACTATGAAACTATCGAAGCAGAAAATAAAGTAAATTTTTGGTAAAAATATTTGGTAAATCCAATTTTTTTTCGTATATTTACATAGTAAATGAGTGATAATAATATGAATATAAAAAACCTATTTAGCACACAAGGTAAGAAAGATATCCTTTGGAAAAAAAATGAAGTAAAATTAAAAAAGTGGTTTAAATCTAATTTAATTTTACTTAGAACTATGGATGAAAATTCTTCAGATTTTGATAATGATTATAAGGATAGAGCATTTTATAGATTAATGGTTGGGTATTATGGTGTTGGATATGGAAATGGATTTTCATCCGGTCTTGCAAGTAATAATGCTAGTGTAGGTAATATAAAAACTACATTAGACCATTGGGCTGGAATGACCGAGGTTGGTCGTTATGTTCATGAAGTTTTCAAAAAAAGTGAATATAATATTGATTGGATGTTGAATGAGTGGTTATATGATAATCTTCATCTATGGGCTACAATAAAAGTCACTAAAGAAGAACACAAAAAAGAAAACATCATTCGAAATAATCATTCATTAGAAGAAAAAAACGAATTGAAACACTATATTAACTTTAGTGGATTAAAATAATTACTAAAACATTTGGTAGTTCCAAATATTATTCGTATATTTACAAAGTAAAAGAGTTGATATCACTCTATAACGATATCAAAATTAATAAACACGAGGTAAGGTATCACCTCATTAACGATACCAAAACTTAAAACAAGTAACAATGGCATTTAAAAAATCAATCGATGCATCAGTTGGTGAAATGAAACTAAACCAACTTAGAAAATTATTTCCCTACATTCATGTAGACACAAACACATTACAAAGGTTATTAGATGAATGGCCAGACCAAGTAAAAGCCGAGCATATGAGGGCTATATTTGAAGGACATTCCAATATTTACACAATTGTTCTAATTAGTATAGATGGTTGTTTAAATTACTGTAATAGTATTATAGGTGAATATGAAAAAGATGATACCGAATATTCAGCAGTAGCTGAAACTATTGAGTACTTATCGAAGTTGAAATCAACAGGTAAACGTTATCTAAACATAGATGGTCAACATAGAGTAAAAACTTATCAAGATTTTTTAAAATCTAAATTTACAATAGAAAGTTCGGTATTTGATTATGTTGATAATGGCGATGAGGCACCAATAGCTTTCCAATTAAAGGGTGTTAAGTTCAGAGATATGCCTGAGCAAACCCAACAAACGATATTGGATACACCACTTACATTGGTTATGATAAATAAAGCTACTTTACAGGATATGGTGGATGTAACTATTTACACTAACATTGGAGAACCTTGGAACAATCACGAACGAAGAATAATTATCCCGTCTAAGTTTAATAGATTTCTGATTAATTATATGAATGATAATCCCTTAATGGAAGCAATGTTCAATAACACAAAAAATCTATCAGGTAAATATTCTATTGTAAAGAAGGGTGATGCCTTAATGGTAGCTGAATGGGTTGGGTATCATTATAATAGTTTAAAAGGTGAAATATATAAATGGCCAGATGATGTTCAATTAAACACACAATCATCGGTTATTGGATTAGATGGACATTCTACTTCTAAACTAAAAAAATCAACATCACTTATTTCTAAATTGATAGAGATTGCAAACACAGTAAGTTCTGTAAAGTTTGAAAGAACTCTTTTGGATAATTTATTTATACTACTTACGGTATTAGATTCATCATCACATCCATTAAATTCATTTCAGAAGAAAGTTAAGATTTCAAGTCCATCTAAATTTTTAGATTGGTTCTTAAAAATGGAATCAACTCTTAGAGAACGAGATTTTTATATGAAGGATAAGGATGGTAATGTTTATATTGATGACTTTGGTAATAAATCTACGGATTCGGAATCATTCAAAAGAAAGTGTGGGGCTAAGAAAGTTGATGATATTGAAAAGAGAAGTACGTTAATGATTCAGGAATTTAATAATGATTACAATGACTTATTTGCATCTGGTGTTGTATCTTTGGTAGATACAAACAATTTTACCAAAGCTGATAAATTAGAAGTAGCCATCGAAAATGAATTTAAAGATGCGAGTGGTAACGAATTTACTTTTGAAGAACTTATGGGTTCTGATTCTATAATAGAAGGAGACCATCAAGAAGCTAGGGATGGTGGTAATGAAACTTCCAAAGAAAATTTGGTTCTTAGAAATAAGAGAGCAAATATTAGAAAATCTAACAAAAAGATTATAAGTTAATAATGAAAGTACTAATTATTCCAAATTACACAAACTTTGGTATGGCTAAGGACATCAATAGAGATTCATTTCTATTGGTGTTCAAATCATTCTTAGATAATACCGAAATAGGTAAAACATGGGAATGGATTTTACCATATCCGGATTTGAATAATCATCCTGGTATTATAAACCAATTTGAATATCCTAATGTACAATTAATAAAAATGGATGGAATTGATTGTTTTCCACCTAAAATGAGAGTAGATTATCCTCATAAATTCTTTGATAGATTAATAGAAAAACATCAGAGTAGATTTAATCTTATATGGTCACATTTACCCGAATGGACAAACGCATATTGTGTTTCACGAATATATAATGCACATCAACCAATAATTGGATATTGTCATTGGAGTGAGATACCAGAGAATGGAGCTAGAACTGATAATTCATTTTGGACAAACCTTAGAGGTATTTTACAAATGAAAGTTTGTGGTGTAAATTCAAATTATCAAAAGAGTGTTATACTTAAAAACGCAGCAAAAGATTTTAAACCAGATGTTGTTGAGAAGTTAGATAAGATTATTCAACCTTGGTATTTAGGATGTGATACTGCTACTCCATCTAATGGATATGATGATAAAACAATCGTATTTAATCACAGAGAAGGTGGATATACTGGTTCCAATTGGTTTTGGGAAAGTATGGATGATTTGTGGAAAGAAAGACAGGATTTCAAAGTTTATACTACCTTAAAAGAAAAAGGTAAACCTTATACAAAGTATATTGGTGCAGCTGATAGAAAAGTTTATTTAAATCAATTATCAAAAGCACATTTTGGTGTTGGTACTTTCCAAGGTTATTCAGCTTGGAGTATGAGTACAACTGATGGATTTTCAGTAGGTGTACCTTATTTGTTACCAAATGATTTTTGTTATCCTGAAATGGTAGGTAATGATTATTCACTTCTTTATAATAGTAAGAAAGAATTTAAAGAAATGGTAATTAAACTATTAGATGGTGATATTCCAAGACCCGATGTAACTAATCTTGCTCAATCTCTACTATGGGAATCGCAAATCAAAGAACATTGGAATGTAGAGAAAAACTTTATTGGTAACTTAAGAACAGAATTTAAAGAAATATAATTTGTATCAAAACATTTACTATCAACGAGAAAAGAACTTAATTCATCTTTGGGATGATAATCGAGGATATTCATCTTTTCCTTATACACGATATGCATATGAAAAAGCAACTAATGGAGAAGCTCGTTCTATCTATGGTGATAAGTTAACAAAGATTTACAAATTTTCCAAAGATGATCCAGAATTATTTGAATCAGATGTACCCGAAACTACAAGAGCATTAGTAGATTTATATTCCGAAACAGATGATGTATCTACGGGTCATGTTGTATTAACATACGATATTGAGTGTGAAATGGATAGTGGATTACCAAATCCAGAAGAAGCAAAGAACGCTTTAACATCTATTGCATTACATGATTCGGCTACAAATCAATATTGGGTATTAGTTATGGATGTAACTGGTGAAATGGAAGAAAAAACAACTGATAAAGCAATTGTAATTCCATTTACTGATGAAGGAGATATGTTGATGAAGTATTTGGAGTTATATGAAATGATTAATCCATCAATCGTTACAGGTTGGAACATTGATTATTTCGATACACCAATGTTATACAACAGAATCAAAAGATTGTTAGGTGAAAGACAAGCAAATAGATTATCACCAATTGGTAAATGTTTTTGGTCACCTTATCGTAAGAGATTCTTTATGGCTGGTGTATCTTATTTAGATTATATCACTCTTTATAAAATTTACAACTATGGTGAACTTCCAAACTATCGATTGGATACTATTGCTCAAATAGAATTAGGTAGAGGTAAAATTGAATACGATGGAAACTTAGACCAATTATTCAGAGATGATATTGAAAAGTTTATTGAGTATAACTTAGTGGATGTTGAATTGGTTGTAGATTTTGATAAGAAACTTCAGTTCATTGATTTATGTAGAGGTATCTGTCATGCTGGTCATGTACCTTATGAAGATTTTGTATATTCATCAAAGTATCTTGAAGGAGCAATGTTAACTTATCTTAGAAGAAAGGGATTGGTTGCACCAAATAAACCTGCTGATAGACAAGAAAGAATGCAGGCACTTCGTGATAACAATGAAGAAAAGTTTATTGGGGCATATGTGAAAGCTCCGATTGTTGGTAAGTATGATTGGATATATGATTTAGATTTAACATCCCTATATCCATCTATCATTATGACTTTGAATATTTCACCCGAAACTAAGATTGGTAAAATTCAAGATTGGGATGCAAACAAGTTTGTAAAAGGTGAAGTTGATACTTATTATATCGGAGATAATAGTATATCTAAAGAAAACTTAAAAAAGTACTTAGATGATTCCAAATTTTCAGTTGCATCTAATGGTGTACTTTACAGAACTGATACTGTTGGTTGTATACCTGGTATTCTTGACTTGTGGTTTACCAAAAGAGTTGAATATAAAGATGAAATGAAGAAGTATGGAAAAGCAGGAGATAAAGAAAAATACGCATTTTTTCACAAACGTCAGTTGGTTCAGAAGATTTTACTTAACTCTTTATATGGTGTGCTTGGGCTTCCTGCCTTTAGGTTCTATGATGTTGATAATGCTACCGCTGTTACCACGACAGGACAGACAGTTATTAAATCAACTGCGGATATGGCTAACATCAAGTACAACAAGGAGCTTGGTGATCCTGATTTGGATTCTAACATATACATCGATACTGATTCTGTATTCTTCTCAGCAGTTCCTTTAATGGATAAACGAACTCCTAATTGGAAGGATGAGGAACAAGATACAATAGCAGGATATGTAAATGTGATTGCAGAAGAGATGCAAGATTATCTTAATGATTTTTATGATATCCTTTCTACTAAGATTTTAAATGTAGATGCTGATAAACATAGATTAGAGATTAAGAAAGAATATGTTGCAAAAGCAGGATTGTGGGTGGCTAAGAAAAGATACGCACAATGGATTATATCAGATAATGGTGTACCATGTGATAGATTGGATGTAAAAGGATTAGATGTAAAACGTTCATCATTCCCAAAAGCATTCCAAGATACTATGGGTACAGTTCTTATTGATATTCTACGAGGTAAATCTGAAACTGAGATTACTGATTTTGTGGTAGATTTTAAAGATAAGATGGCTAAGTTACCACACAAAGATATAGCAAAGAACTCAGCAGTTAAAAATCTTTCCAAATATATGGGTAAGAAAAGAAATCTGTTTGAAGTAATGAAAGGAACTCCTGCCCATGTTAAGGCAGCAATCGCATACAATGATTGTTTGAAGTATTTCAAAACTCCTTTCAAATATGAACCAATGAAAAATGGTGATAAAGTAAAGTGGGTTTATTTAAAAAATAATCCACTTGGATTAGGTGGATTAGCCTTCACAGGTTATTCAGACCCACCTGAAATAGAAGAATTCATAAACACTTATATTGACCACAAAAAGATTTTCGAAAGAGAACTAAAAGGTAAACTACAAGATTTTTATGATGCAATCGGTTGGGGTGATGTAATATCCGACACCAAAACCGCTGAGAAATTTTTCTCATTTTAATTTGGATATTAAAGAAATATTTCGTATCTTTGTAATAAGATAAAATTAAAAGTAAAATTATATATTAAATTTAAATTATGGAAAAACAAAAATTAGATGGTTTCATTAACCGATACAATCTCGTAGGTGAGGTTGAATCAGTAATGGTAAAAGCAGAAGATTCTAACGTATCTGTTAGAATGATTTCTGATGACAAAACTCTTTTAGGAGATGTATCTGTTTCAGATATGGAATTTCCTAATGGGGAGTATGGTATTTATACTACTTCACAACTTAAATCTTTACTAACTGTATTAGATGGTTCAATTGATGTGGAAGAAGCAACAGGCGCACTTAAATTCTCTGATAAGGGAACAAAGATGCAGTATATGTTAGCAGCACCTTCAGTTATCCCAGCGGTACCTGATTTGAAAGCACTTCCTAAGTTCAACGCAACAATAACTTTGAATGATGAGTTCATTAACAAATTCATCAAATCTAAGGGAGCATTAGCAGATGCAGATACATTTACATTCACTTGTAAAGATAATAAGGGAGAAATCATCTTAGGATATTCTTCAATCAATTCTAATAGAATTTCTATATCTGTTGATTGTACTTGTGAAAGTGATATCGAACCAATTCAGTTTTCAGCTAAATATTTAAAAGCAATCTTAGTTGCTAACAAAGGTTCCAACACATCATCATTACAAATTTCATCTGATGGATTAGCACACTTAGCTTTTACAGAGGGAGATTATACTTCTAACTACTACTTGGTGGAGATAAAATAATGCAGATGAGTTTTTGGGATACAGAACCAGCAAAGCCAGAGTTTATATTTGAAAATGAGAAAAAGAAACTTATTGATAATATGAATTATCTTATGACAATGAGTGTTGAAGAACAAACGTTGTATAAGAAATGGGTGGAGTTGCAAGAAGAATCTATGATTCGTGATAAATCAACTATGGCAGCATTGTATGATGTACAATGGAAACCTACTGATATCAATAATAAGGAACTTACAATTCAAGAAATTCAATTGTTAGACCCTTATGTTGAAATCGTAGAAGATGATGCTAGTGCTTCCTCACGATGGACTTATCTTAGAAAGATGATACATACTATGAGTTGGACAGCAAATCCAGGTCGTAATGTAAAGATATTTATCAAAGATAGAAAAAGTGGAAAACTTCTTGGATTAGTATCTCTAGCTTCTGATGTTACTTCAATGGGTGTACGAGATAATTACATCGGTTGGAATAAAGAAAATAAGTTTAAAGAAGGTAAACTTAATTACACAACCATAGCATCATCAATAGTATGTACTCAACCATTAGGATATAATTTCTTAGGAGGTAAACTTACTGCTATGATGACTACGGTACCTGAAGTTAGAGAATTTTGGAAAAAGAAATACGGACAAACTCTTATTGGAGTTGGTACAACTTCTTTATATGGAATACATTCACAATACAATGGAATTCCACATTTCAAAACTTTAGGAGAATCAGCAGGAAAGATTTCCTTAAAACCTGATGATGAGTTCTATGACCCTTGGCATCAATGGATAAAGGAAAATAGACCTGAGTGGTATGCTAAAGCAATTACTAACGAAAGAATTCGTAATGGTAAAAGTATGGGAACTGGTAAAGGACCAAGTGGACCTGTTAGTGGAATCAAGCAAAAGATTCTTGGACAGATATTTAAAGAATGTGGTATTAAACAATCTGAATATCATCATGGATTTAAAAGAGGTGTATATCTTGCAATGATGTATGATAATGGACCTGAGTTTTTACGTTCTGAAATAGAAGAAT